CATTTAAAACCTAAAGTATTTTGGGGTGAAAACGCACCTGCATTATATGCATTGAATAATGCAGCTGGCACAAAAGTAAGACAAAAACTTGAAGAACTTGCAGAACGTTATGGTTACACAATAACATATTATTTTACTAGTACACATTTACATGGTGTTCCACAAAAACGTTTACGTACATTTTATTTTTTCTGGAAAGAAACTGATCAAGTTCCAGAATTGGGATATTATAATGTTCCTCATAAAACGTATGGTGAATATATGAAAGAAATCCCCGCAGATGCAACACAACATTCTGAATATTTTGAAAAAACATATAATGATTTAAGAAGATCTAGATTTAGTAAATTTTTACAATACAAATATGGTGATGTATTTCCCGAAGTAATTCGTGATTATTTGAGAGCTAATAATAAAACTTCTATTACTATTTGCAAATTTGTATTAGGTAATAAAAATTTATGTAATGAAATGATGCAATGGTTTGTAGATAATAATGATCAAAAAGGTATTGATTATTTAGAACGTATTCTTAATAAAAAATTTGTAAATGGCAAAAATATCTGGGATGATTCTGCTAGCATATTTTTACCAGAAACACATTTTCATACTTTAATGGGTAGAACAGTTTGCTCTGCACATCCTTATGAATCACGTTCATTAACTCCAAGAGAATGTATGCATTTAATGGCATTACCAGAAGATTTTACTCTTCATTCTCGACCAGGGAAAAAGATTGCAATTAATCATGTATTTCAAAATGTGCCATTATGTACTAGTACAGATATGACAAAGGAAGTAATAAAATATTTAAATGGTGAATTAAAAATGATAAAAAATACAAAGGTAATTCATCAAAACAATATCAAACGTCAAATTGAAAAAACAGTTTCAACAAATAATTTAATTTCGTTTTAATTTGTAATATAGAATTTTTAAAATAGGGACATATGTTAAAATATGTTCCTATATTTTTCTGAAATATAAATGGTGAAAGCATATGAATCAAGACATTTACGTTATCAAGCAAAACGGTAGTAAAGAACTTCTCGATATTTCTAAAATTCAAAAACAAGTCCAAGTTGCATGTAAAGGTATTGAAGATGTTTCACCTTCAATGATTGAAGTTCGTGCTCAACTTGAATTTTATGATGGAATTTCTACTAAAACAATTGATGAAACATTGCTTAAAGCAATGGTTAATTTGATTGATGAATCAGAAGATCCTGAAATTAATAATGTTAATTATCAATATGTTGCTGGCCGTCAGCGTAATAAAATTCTTCGCAAACATGTATATGGACAATTCAAACCCCCACATTTATATGACATTGTAAAAAAGAATATTGACAATTTCATTTATACTGAAGATTTATTGAAATGGTATACCAAAGATGAATGGAATATTTTAAATTCACATCTTGATCATTCATATGATGAAAATTTAGAATATGCAGCAATTGAACAATATGTCGATAAGTATCTTGCTCGTAATCGTGTAACAAAACAAGTTTATGAAACACCATCAGTGTGTCATATGGTAATTGCAGCAACTGCATTTCATATGGAAACTGAAAATCGAATTGAAAAGATTCTTAATTTTTATACACAATCAATTAACAGGCGTTTCACATTGTCAACACCTGTGATTTCTGGTGTTAGATCAAGAACAAAACAATTTTCAAGCTGTACATTAGTTGATGTTGGTGATAGTATTGAAAGCATTTTTAATAGCGGTAAAGCTATTGCAAAATATGCAGCTAAACGAGCAGGTATTGGTATTAACATTGGACGAATTCGTCCAATTGGTTCACCAATTCGTAAAGGTGAAATTGTTCATACTGGATTAACTGGATTCCTTAAAAAGTTGTTTTATGATATGAAAAGCGTATCACAAGGTGGAGTTCGTGGTTCTAGTGCAACTGCAAATATTCAGTTTTGGCATCCTGAAATTCAAACTGTATTGGTTCTTAAAAATAATCAAGGAACTGAAGAAACTAGAGTAAGACACTTTGATTATTGTATTACAACATCAGCATTATTGTATAAGCGTTATAAAGAAGATAAAGAAATATCTTTATTTGATCCAAGTGAAGTTCCTGAATTATATGATGCTTTTTATCAAGATATTAATACATTTAATATTTTGTATGAACAATATGAATCACGTACTGATATTAAAGTAATTAAAGTTTTTGCTAAAGATGTTCTTGAATTGTTCTTTACTGAACGTCATAGTACTGGTCGTATTTTTGAATTAAAAATTGATAATGTCCAACGTCAGGGTCCATTTAATCCAAAAAAATTACCTGTTGTAATGACGAATTTGTGTACTGAAATTATGTTACCAACATATCCAATGGAACATGAAGATGATCGTTTAGGCAGAATTGCATTATGTACACTTGGTTCTATTAATTGGGGTTCATTTAAACACCCATCTGAAATGCGGGATACTTGTCATATTGTTGTTAGATTCTTGTGTAATCTTTTAGGTTATCAAGATTTTCTTACAATTCAATCATCGCTTTCAAATTCTGATATTCGACCATTGGGTATTGGAGTAACAAATTTAGCATTTTGGCATGCACAACGTGGTTATCAATATGGTGATCAAGATGCATTAAATGAAATTGCTGTATGGATGGAACACCAAGCTTATTATTTGATTGAAGCAAGTGTTCAATTAGCTGAAGAACGTGGCGCATGTGATATGTCACATGAAACATGTTATGGTCAAGGAATTTTCCCATGGGAAAAACGTGCTAAAGGTGTTAATGAATTAATTGATTTTAAAACGACATTAGAATGGGAACCACTTAGAACACGAATGATTAAATCTGGAGTTCATTGCGGGTGTCTTATTGCAATTGCACCTGTTGAATCTTCTAGTGTGGTAATTAATTCTACAAACGGAATTAATATTCCAAAATCATTAATTACGGTTAAAGATTCAAAAAGTGGTGTTTTAGTACAAGTTGTTCCGGGTTATAAAGAATATAAACAAAACTATCCGTTATTATGGGAACAAAAATCTTGTGAAGGTTATGTAAAAACTGCAGCAGTATTAGGTATTCATGTTGATCAAGGTATTTCAATTGATACTTTTTGGAATCCTGCAAATTATGAATCAAAAATGACACCTTTACAAGATGTTGCTAATATTCATATGAAGGGCCATCATTGGGGTGTTAAGTCTTTTTATTATGCTATTACAAACAAATTAGCTTCTAAAGAAGATGAAAGCACAAATACATATTTCATTGATGAAGAAGATTCTGATGATGATTTTTGTGAAGCTTGCGTGCTTTAATTAATACATTTATAGGCATACAATGTATGCCTATAAAATTCTAATAAACAAGATGTTTATTATATTAATATTCATTTATTATAATGAATATATTTTGTTGAAAGGGAATAATTTTGACAAACCCACAAATTGCATATGATCCATATGATATTTCATATAATCCACAATATGAAAAACGTAAATTGTTTCTTGATGGTACTGTAACGATTCAACGTTTTGATACATTGACATATCCTAAACTTGGTGTATTTGAAGATTTACAACGTGGTTTCTTTTGGAACCCTGAAGAAATTTCTTTGGTAAAAGATAAAAGTGATTTTCAAAATTCATCAAGAGCAATTCAACATATTTTTACATCAAACATTTTACGTCAAACAACTTTAGATTCAGAACAAGGCCGTACACCAGCAATGGTTTTTGGTCCAGTATGTTCCGTTCCTGAACTTGAAGCATTATGTTTAGCATGGGGTTTTTTTGAAACCAATATTCATTCTAAATCTTATGCACATATTATTAGGAATGTTTATGGGATTCCAAAAGATGAATTTGATAAAATTCATCAAAATGAATCTATTGTAAAAATGTCATCAAATATTGGCAAATATTATAATGCATTATATCGTTTAAATTGTATTGTCGGTTCTGGTGGAACTGTAAGTGAAGATGAACATTGTGAAGCTATTTGGATGGCATTGCATGATTCATATGCATTAGAAGCTATTCGTTTTATGGTTTCATTTGCAACTAGTCTTGGTATGGTTGAAAATAAAATATTCATTGGTAATGGAGCAATTATTGGGTTAATTCTTCAAGATGAAATTTTACATACTGAATGGACTGCATATATAATTAATACGCTTGTTGCTACTGATCCAAGATTTGCAAAGTTAGCAAAAGACAAACGTGTTAAAGCTAAAGTTAAAGAATTATATGATGATGTAATTAGAGAAGAAAAAGCTTGGGCTGATTATTTGTTTATGTATGGTCCAGTTATCGGTTTAAATGCACAAATTTTAAAAGATTTTGTTGATTATAATGCATATTATAGATTAGCAAATATTGGTATTAAATATAATACTAAACATATAAAAACTAATATTCCATGGTTTAATCGTCATGTTCGTATTGATAAGAAACAAACTGCATTACAAGAAACAGAATCAACCGAATACTTAATTGCGCGAATGAATACTGATATTGATTTAACGCAATTACCTGACCTTGCAATTTAATATAGGATTTAATATATGTTGTTTGAAAATAAATTCACGATTTACTCTAAAGATAATTGCCCGCAATGTATTGCTGCAAAATCATTATTAACAATGAATCGTCTTCAATATGATGAAATTCGATTAGTTAATTTTAATCCAACTGCTAATCAAATGCTTCTTGAAACTTTTAAAAATTTAAATCCACATGTTCGCTCAGTTCCATACATCACATATGGTAATCGTGTAATTGGTGGATTTAATGAACTTTCAAAAGTAATTAATGAACAGTTATCAAATGTAAATAAAACACAAATTCTTAATGAAGGGAATACAAATGCTTTCTAAATCAGTGATTATTACTCTCGATGCAAAATCTGATGTTATTAATGTTCAATTTGTAACTGTAAATGTACCAGATGATATGTTGTACATTCCAACAGTATCAACAACTGATGCTGGTGATTACAAATTGGTTAAAGTTACATTTGGAACAAAAATTCCAGATTTTTCAAAATTTACAATTGACGATTTTAAACAAATTGCAGTTTCAGGTGAATATAAAAATTCAACAACTGTAAAAACACCAGCTGTTACACCTGGTCCAGAAGTAGCAGTGAAACTTGAAGATGTAAAACCTGCAGAATTAACAACTACTCCCCATGTAGTGAAAAAGTAAAAATAAAAAGGGTTATCATGTATGATAACCCTTTTTCATATAAGGAATTTGATTAATGGCTAAAGGTTTGTTTACTCCAAAAAACCCTGAAAAATATCTTGGTGATATTACCAAAATTCGTTTTCTTAGTTCATGGGAATTAAAATTTATGATTATGTGTGATACAAATCCATATATTCTTAAATGGGGTTCTGAAGAGTTTAGAGTAAAATACTGGAATCCATTAAAAAATAAGGTATGTGATTACATACCTGATTTCATCATAAAATATAAAAATAAACATGATGAAGTAATTACAGAAGTTATTGAAATCAAACCTAAAAAACAATCTGTAATATCTAAAAAAATGTCTGATTATGATAAAGCGGCATTGATTGTTAATCAAGCAAAATGGTCTGCAGCTGTATCATTATGTGAATCTCATGGTATTAAATTTAGAGTTTTAACTGAAGAAGAATTATTTGGATAAAGCTTTATATTTTTGATCAATCAAATCTATTAATTTTTTATCCATTCTAACTTCAATATAATCATCATTATCAAATACTTCAAGTGTACGATTTTCAATTCGTGCTAATAATGTATTGATGTCTCTGGATTGTGTAATAATTTCATTTTCGTAAATTACTGCATATCCTAAACCGCTAGTAATAATTGTTACAATCATTTCTTAAATCCTTTAAGAAGTGCATTAATTTCATCATCACTTAAAAAACGTTCAATTTCCATATCAAACGGTTTGCTTTTATCATTAAAACGTTTAATTAAATCATCAGTTTCATTATCAAATTTGTTTTTAATCATTACTCTGCTAATTAGACCATCTTTAACGCTAACACCATATAAATCTTGATTGCAACTATCAAAACATTTTTTGCATACATGAATATGATTACAGGATTTATCATTTAACATTCCTGAAAAATGATATAAATCACCTTCATAATCAGTTATAGCTTTTCCACAAACGTCACATGGTATTGAATCCATTTTATATTTCCAAA